TGCAGTACTATTCATAAAAGTTCTGGGGGGAAAATAACACTATTTCTACTCAAACTCCATTTTGCACCCATTTCCCTCATTTCTATCAGTGATTCTTTATCTGGCCATTTTTTTTCATTTACAAGTTTTTCAATTAAATCATCAGTAAGTTCAACTTGATTATTTCCAAAGAAAATGTCTTTGATTTCATCATTAAATTCATTTTTTTTCATTTTTTTGCTTTTTTAGGTAAAGTAATTGTTCCGCTGTTATTTTTTTGTTCCATAAAATTTAGCGTTCAGATACCTCTGTCCCCAGGTTAAAAAGATTATTTTGTTCATAAATATTTTGTGAAGTATTAAAATGTTCAATTATATCTATTCTATTTATTGAAATATCTAAATGATTTAATTTTATTGTATTTTTTTGTAATGTTTCTAAAAACATATTTTCATTTATATCGTCTTCGTTTGTTGTAAAACTTCCCCCTCTTACGTTTTTATATCCATACATACTACCAAAATATATTGTAATTACATTTTCGTAAGTTTCTGCTTCCCATTTTGTTGCTATTATTTTTACTACTTTGAAAACTTTAATTGGCAAATATTTGTGTACATATACACTACCACTATTATTGTTAATATTATTGTGCTTATTGAATCTTTTATTATAGTTTTCTGTATATCCTATATAAAATCTATTTTCTTTTAATTCTAAAACGTATATATAAAAAATTCGTTGTTTCATTTTTTTGCTTTTTTAGGTATGCTAAAAGTTACCTCTGTTCCCAGGTTAAGATTTTCGTACTCATTTATAGCATTAAAAATTTGTAAAGCAACTTGGGGAACTATAGCATTTCCTCCTGCTTTGATTGATTCATTTCTCCATTTAGGAAAGGTAATAGAGTCCAATCTGTTGGAAATCCCATCATCTCCATTACAAATTGGGGAGACAGATGGGAACGAGTGCCAAGCATTTCGTTGATTTGCGAACCCAGATCGTTTCCTTTCCAATTCTCTGTTTTCCAGTGCATATTCTTGTCTGATGCTTTTGGTGTTTGTAGAAATTCCCCCCTCAATGCCATTCTTGTTAATGAATTTTGACTGTCTCCTTTTCCTGCCTTTGTCGCTTCCGTTGCACAAGGTGTTGGTAACATCCCTTCTATCTTTACTACTTCTCTCATTGAGGCACCGAATCTCATTCCATCCTTTTTTCTTACAAATATCAATGCACCCGATTTGCTCTTTTGAATCTCTCCTGTTTCTAATTTGTTTGGCATATCTCTCGAATCCGAAGTTGTGATTGTAGGCAATAAACCAAATTCTATCTCTTCGGTGGGGAGCGTTAACGGCCGCAGCTGGCAATAAAACCGGGAATACTTCGTACCCCTCAGCTTCCAAATCAGCCTGCACCTCGTTGAATACCAACCCGCCTGACCAATTAACAAGGCCGAAAACATTTTCGCCCACAACCCAACGTGGTTTAATCTCTCTAATTGCGCGACACATTTGCGGCCACAAATGGCGCTCATCATCTTTTCCTCTTCTTTTTCCGGCCAAAGAGTAGGGCTGGCAAGGGAAGCCGCCTGAAAGCACGTCAATTTTGTTTTCATATTTACTAAAATTTGTTTTTGTAATATCAGTAAAACTTTCTGCATTAGGCCAGTAGTATTTAAGCACTTTTTGCCCAAACTCATTCCACTCACAATGAAAAACATTCTGCCAGCCCGCCCATTCAGCAGCTAAATCAAAGCCGCCTATTCCACTAAATAAAGAGCCATGCGTCATTTTTTCGCTTTTTTAGGTATTGAAAAAGTTTCCTGTTCTATGTAAGGTACTTGCTGCCAATGTCCGTTGTAGTTCATTATTGCAATAGGATCAAAGTCATCCGAACTGCGTAAGAATTTCGGCTTGAGTACAAATTGTTGATTTTCTTTGTTGCGTTCAACTATCAGCGTACTTTGCGCCCAACGGTCCGTATTGCTGCCCAAATGCCCCAGCGTTTCGCCCTGCCCTTTCCCTAAATGCAACACGCCAATCATTAGTATATTATATTCTTTGGTAATTCGCTTAAACCAGTTAGTCAATAGCCTTGTTTCCCTTTCGTCATTGTAGTTTAGGCAAAGATCCAAAAGTCCGTCAATAATAAGTACGCCGCAATCGGTGTTGGCTTGCAAATAGGCTTCTATCATCTTTCTAATCCTGCCCGGCATGTCCTCACGTGTAGTGTATGCGTCAAAGTTGTCGGGTAAAATGTTTATACCCGCAAATCCTCTTATCTTATCCATTTGCCTATAAAAGTCAAAGGCGCTATGCTCTGTATCAAAATAGGCAAGTCGCTGCTTATCTTTTGGGAAAGTAATTTTAAGCCCAAAACACGCTTGATATCGGGGCAAAAAGGCGCTTGCCGCCATAGCGCCCAAATAGGTGCTTTTCCCGGTTTTAGGTATTCCGGCTATAACGGTATAGCTACCCTGGCAACCGATTATTTTGGAATTACAGGTTAAAACAACCTGTTCTTGTCCTGGGCGGCGTAAAGGATCATAGCGCCTCGCTTTTAGCAGGTCGTAAATATCCTGGTCGTTTGTCACAATTTTACTTATTCCTTATCCTCAATCTCTATATTGTCAAGGTCTGTATTTATTCTCTGTACTAACATTATGGCAGCTTCATCAGCTTCACTTGCAGCAGCCGTATGGTCAATAGGGTGTAACTTCAAAAAATGAGGATACACAGAAGCAGCAACAATAGCGTACTGTAAGCGCAGTACAGTCTCCATACTTAATTTAATTTTTTCCATTTTTTTTGTTTTAAAAGTTCCAATAATTAGATAGCCAAAGCATAAAAAGTAAAATAACTAACAGCCAAAATTTAGGGCTGTTTGTCAAACGTGTTACTTGTTTCATTTTGTTTGGTGTTTAGTTTAATGATAAGGTCTTTTGCCGTTTTAATCGCCGCTTCAACAGCCGTAATCGGCTCGCCTTTATCTGCCAGCTTTTTGGTAGTTGCCAGCTTTAGATAAAAGGGTAATAGCTGTAGGCTGTAATACTCCAGCTTGGTTAGCGCAGGCGGGTTAAAATGTACGTTTTGCATAGGTTTATGAATTTAATTGTTTTGTAAATAAAAAATACTGTTTCTATTACTATCATTAGTGATAGCATTAAGGGAAAGCAAAATAGCCAGGTATAGCCAAATGATATAACTCTGTTATAGGTTATCATAGTTGCCTATGTTAGCGTTAGTTAATTGGCGCTGATAGTGGTCCAGGCTATCATCAATTAAAGTGCGCAACTCCATTTGTAAATTAAATGGAATTAAATTTTGGTCGATAAAAATTTGAGAGCCGCAATCAAGCGTTACTTGTATGTTGATCCGCTTGGATCGTGGTAAGTTAGTTCCTAAAAACTGCAAAGCGTTAATTTTACCCTCCAGCATACGCCGGTGGGCCGCCAGGTCGTGGGGTGTGGTTTGCATGGGTGATCGTTTGTTGTTACGAATTTATATTAACTTTTTGAATACAAACAAAAAAAAGTTATCACACTGTGTGAACTAACTAAAGCAAAAAAAACCCCTGTGAGTCAGGGGATAATATAAAACCAATAAAATCAATAGTTTATGATAAGAAAAGCGCTTTTTCAGTTAATCGGCGATTAACCAACCCTTTCACTTTTTGCTTGTTGACGTACACCCAGCGCATAAATTCTTTAGCTACTTCTGCGCGTGGTGCATTTGCATTTAATTTGCGCAGTAGCGTGCTACATTTAAACTTGGGAGTGCCTATATTATAGACAAAAGATAAAAGCGCGGTGCGTTCATTGTCGTTAATAGGTACTTTTACAAGCGCGTCAATGTCTTTTGCAAAAGCGGCTGTTTGTATTTTAAGCCATTGTAGCGCTGTTGCCCGTGTAATTGTATCGCCCTTTTTTACTTTTACGCCTGTAATAGGGTTGCGCGTTGAGCCATAGCCAATGGTGTACACATTTGCACTATCTAAATAGGCTTTATCCCTAAAACCTTCAAATTTTTGTATTAATGCTGCTGCACTCACTTTTGATCCTGTTAATATCAGCGCAAGGACAGCTAACGCCACTATGTAAGTCCTCACGCCTTTCATTAAACACCTGTTTTGTCAAAATCTTTGGCAGCAGTTAGCCCAAGCCCTGCCCCAATGGTGCTGATACCGGTAACCAGGTCGCCCTTTAGTATGGCTGCCACGCCGCCAACAATAGTAGCAAATCCAAAAAATGTTGTTTTCCAGTTTTTAATTAGCTTTTTCATATTTTAAATAATTGATTCCGTTGTAGATAATTGTAGCAATTCCCAGGCATAGCATAATAGTTTTATCTCGTCCTTTTAGCATACTACTCGCGTAGATCATAAAAGGGCCTATAAATATAACGTCTGCTATTCTAACAGCCTGGCCTTTCATTAGTCCTTAATTAAATGTTCTAAAAGAATATCCAGCTTTGTTTCCAACCTTGTTAGACGCTCTGCGTAATCGTCCTGCTTGCTGATTTTACCTTCCAACGCATTTACGCGTTGATTTAATACAGCGTAGGAAGCCACAAAGCCACATAAACTACTAATTGCTATCGTTATCACTTGTAGATCCACTTTCTTGCTGCTTTTTAGTTTCTTCAGCAATTTGCTGATTGGTTTCGCGTAAGCGTGCTTGCAGCCATTCGATATTTGAGATAATATCGTAGGCCGCCGCTTTTAATTGTTGTAGTTTGTCCATTTTAGGCAATTAGCGTTAGGTTAAGCTGCGTGCAGATATACTCATACGCCGCATAATTGATATCGCCACTTGCGCCCCAGGCTACATAATCAGCACCGCTAATTGACGTATTGCCTTGCGTCAGGCTTTGCTTGGTTTCGTCCTCGCCGCTGCCTGTTACGCTACTAATTACC